CTGTCCTTTCCGACTTCGCGAGAGCTACGGCAATTTAGTATGAGTAAATCGAAGAAAATCACAGACAACTATATTTACTCGTACTACCAGCGGATTAATGACGGGACAATCACCGCAGGGCGCTGGATCCATCTGATGTACGCATACCTGGTCGACGGACTTGAGAAAAAGAAGTTCTTCTTTGACCAGCGGAAAGCAAATAATGCGATTGAGTGGATAGAGTCGCACTGCTTCCATACAGAGGGGCCGCTCGCTCCCGGTCCGTTACAGCTGGAACTGTGGCAGAAGGCCATGGTCAGCGCGATCTTCGGCATTATGGATGCCAATGGACTACGGCAGTTCCGCGAGATCCTGTTGGTCGTCGCCCGTAAGAACGGCAAGAGCTTATTTGCGGCGGCGATTGCCAATTATATGTTCCGGGTGGACGGCGGCTATGGCAGCAGGGTGTTTTGCTTGGCGCCGAAACTGGAGCAGACGGACATCATATACAACTCTGTGTGGCAGATGATCACGCTGGATCCGGAATGGCAAGAGCTTCGGGATTCCATGGACGAACGTGACGCACACAACAAGCGCGTCAACGATGACTCCATGCTTGCAAAGCATCGGCAGAGCGACCTGTATATTGCCGGCACGAACAGCACAGTCAAGAAGATAGCGTTTTCCGCAAAGAAGTCTGATGGCTTCAACCCGTCGCTTACCATTTGCGACGAGGTGGCGAGCTGGCAAGGCGATCAGGGACTGAAGCAGTACGAAGTCATGAAGAGCGCCATGGGAGCACGGCCCGAGGGCATGATGCTCAGCTGCACGACTTCCGGCTATGTTAATGATTCCATTTATGACGAGCTGGTCAAACGATCGACTCGTTTTTTGTTGGGCGAATCCAAAGAGACCCGCCTGCTTCCGCTGCTCTATATGATCGACGACATGGAGAAGTGGAACGACATCAACGAGCTGCGGAAAAGCAACCCGAACCTTGGCGTCTCCGTGAGCGTCGACTACTTGCTAGAAGAGATTGCCATCGCGGAAGGCTCACTCTCCAAGAAGAGCGAGTTCATCACCAAATATTGCTGTTTGAAGCAGAACAGCAGCCTCGCATGGCTCCCCGCTCAGGTGGTGGAGAAGGCGTGCGGCCCGCACCTTACCCCGGAAGATTTCCGAGGGTCCTATTGCGTTGCCGGCATCGACCTGTCACAGGTGCGAGACCTTACATCGTGCTGTGTGGTCGTTGAGAAGGACGGGCAGCTGTACGTGCTGAGTCACTTCTTCCTTCCGGGCGACCGGATCGAAGAGGCAACCGAGAGGGACGGCGTTCCGTACGGCGCTTACATCACACGCGGAATCCTCACGCCATCCGGCGACAGCTTCGTGGACTATCACGACTGCTTCGACTGGTTCCGCAATTTGGTGGAAGAGTATGAGCTTCTTCCGCTGAAAGTTGGCTATGACAGATACTCCGCCCAGTATCTCATCCAAGACATGGAGGCTTATGGCTTCCAATGCGATGACGTATATCAAGGCGATAACTTATACCCAGTAATACAAGAGACGCAGGGACTGCTTGAGGATGGTCGCCTGCATATCGGAGACAATGATCTCCTCAAGATTCACTTGCTCAACTCCGCCATCAAAATGAGCGTCGAACGCGGAAGGGGCAAGCTCGTGAAGCTGTCACCAAATGACCACGTAGACGGAACGGCCGCCTTGCTGGATGCTCTGTGCGTCCGTCAGAAGTGGTACGGAGAGATCGGTGAACGGCTCCAAAACAGAGGTTATGAACCATGAACTTATTTGATCTAATCTTCGGCAAGCGTCCGAAGGTCAAGGAAGAGCAGATTGATACGTTCCGGATGCTGAACGGTTACACCCCGCGCTTTCATGACTACGGAGGCGAGCTCTATGAGAATGACCAGGTCCGTGCCGCGATCCACGCAAGGGCGACCCACATCGGCAAGCTCAAAGTGGAGATTCTTGGAAACGCAAGACCCGCCCTCCGGAGTAAGATGAAACACGCTCCGAATCAGTGGCAGACGTGGAGCCAGTTCCTGTACAGGCTGAGCACGCTGTTGGACATCTACAACACTGCTTTTATTGTGCCGGTTTATGACAGGTATGGAGAGCCTAGTGGCATTTATGCTCCGCTTCCGAGGCGCTGCGAGGTGGTCCAGTTCGAGGGCAAGCCGTTCCTTAGGTATGAATTTTCATGGGGAGAACACGCGAGCATCGAACTCGAGTATTGCGGCATCCTGACAAAGTTCCAGCATCGGAATGACTTTTTTGGTGAGACAAATCACGCACTCCTTCCGACTATGGATCTGATTTCCATTCAGAATCAGGGCATTAAGGAAGGCGTCAAGAGCGCTGCATCTTATCGTTTCATGGCGAGGGTCAACAACTTCACGAAGAGTTCTGATTTGGCCGCAGAGCGCCGCAGATTTACGGAAGAAAACCTCGGCAAGGACGCACAAGGCGGAGGCCTTCTGCTGTTCCCGAACACCTACCAGGATATTAGACAGGTGGACGTCAAGCCTTGGGTCGTTGATGCGGAACAGAAGAAGCAGATTGATGAAAACATCAACCGCTACTTCGGTGTAAATGAGGACATCCTTACCAATAAGGCTTATGGCGATGCGTGGAGCGCGTTCTACGAGGGCTGTGTGGAAAGCTTCGCCATTCAGTTTTCCGAGGTTTTAACCAAACAACTTTTTACTCTGCGCGAACAAACACAGGGGAACAGAGTTATAGCCACATCCAACCGGCTTCAGTATATGTCTAACAAGGACAAGCTGGAGGTGAGCGCCCAGTTGCTTGATCGTGGAATTTTCAGCATCAACGATGTGCGCGAGATTTGGAATCTGCCGCCCGTGGATGGTGGCGACGCTCGTATCATTCGCGGCGAGTACTACAACGCTGACGAAAAGGTGAGCGATGACGGAGGAGATAAAGACGATGATGAAGGAAATACGGGAGTTTAACTTTGAACTCCGGGCAGAGTCGGATGAAGAACATGGCAAATACCTGACAGGCCAGCCGATAGTGTTCGACTCTGAGACGCAGATCTATCACCCTATGCGCGGAATGTTCAAGGAAGTTATCGAGCGCGGTGCTTTAGATGACACCGATCTGAGAGATGTGCGCTTCCTTGTGAATCATAACACTTCCATGATTCCGCTTGCGCGTTCTCGGAATAACAACGAAAACAGCACGATGCAGATGATTGTCGATCCGGAGCGTGGCATGTTCATCCGCGTCAATTTGGATGTGGAAAACAACAACGAGGCTAGGAATCTTTATTCGGCTGTTGAGCGTGGCGATATAACCGGTATGTCGTTCATGTTTTCAGACGTAAAAGATAGATGGGAAGATGCGAACGGCGAGATGCCAGTCAGGCATGTGCGGTCGATTGGCCGTGTGCATGAGGTGAGTGCTGTGACCTTCCCGGCATACGATGCTACTTCAATACAGGCGAGGGGCCTGTCTGATGCACTGGATAGTGCTTGGACTTCACTGGACAGTGAACGCGCTCGACTCAAGGATATTGAGGAGCACAAGAAAAGAATCAAAATTTTAACGGAGGTATAAATCATGGAATTTAATACCATGACGGCAGAGGAGCTTATGGAAAGACGCTCCGCAATTGCGTCTGAGATTGATGCTCCTGACGCAGATCTGAATGCCCTCGAGGAAGAAGTCCGCGCCATCAATGCGGAACTCGAAGAGCGCAAAGCCGCCGAAGCGCAGCGGGCTAAGGTCCGCGCGGCAGTTGCCGAAGGCGCCGGCGATGTAGTAGCAACCATTGCACCAGAAGTAAGAGAGGTAAAGACGAATATGGAAATCAGAGATTCCCACGAATATATCGAAGCTTTTGCAAAGTATGTGAAGACGGGCGATGACGCTGAGTGCCGTGCCCTGCTTTCCGACAATGTAAACACCGGTGTGGTCCCGGTTCCAACCTTTGTTGGCGAGATCGTCGCCGAGAGACTGAAAGAGTCCAAAATCCTGTCCCGCGTTCGCAGAATGAACGCTGCCGGCAATGTTAAGGTCGGTTTCGAGATCAGCGCTCCTGCTGCCGGCACCCACACAGAGGGCGGAGATCCGGTCGGCGAGGAACAGCTGGTGCTTGGTATCGTTACGATGGTTCCGACAACCTACAAGAAGTGGGTCTCCATCTCTGACGAAGCACTTGACACAATGGCCGGAGAAGCTTATCTGCGTTACATCTATGATGAAGTTGCCCGTGGCCTGATTAAGGCTCGTGAGAACGCTGTCGTGGCTGCCATCCTGGCTGCTCCTCAGACGGCTACTGCAACCGCTCCCGCTGTTGCTAAGACTGGCACGGCTGCTGGTGCGATTGATGACTTCGTACAGGCACGCGCTCTGCTGTCTTCTGCAGCTGAGGACCTTGTCATTCTCTGCACACCTGCACAGTATGCAACCTATCGCGGGCTGCAGATGGAAGCAAATTATGGCGTGGATCCGTTCGATGGCCTGGAAGTTCTGTTCAACGACACAGTTACTGCTCCGATCATCGGCGACCTGAGCGGCGTCATGGAGAACCTGCCGAAGGGCAACGCTGTTGAGTTCAAGTATGATGACAAGACTCGCATGAAGGATGATCTCGTTGACATCCTCGGCCGTCAGCCGTCCGCAATCGCGGTCGTCGGCAACAAGTTCTTCGCAAAGGTTTCCGCATGATGAATGTGGAGCTGACGAAGGACACTATTGTCCGTCTTCCCAAGGGCACAGTGATTGCAGTGTCTGACAAAGAAGGTAAGCGGCTGATTGCATTCCACAATGCAGTGGAAAAGAAAGAAGCAAAGACTAAGAAGGGGGCGGCGAAATAAGCCGCCTCTTTGCATGGAGGTGGAGCGATGCTTGAACTGGTAAAACTGGCGCTGAGGATTACCACAGACGCATTCGATACAGAACTGAATATGCTGATTGCGGCGGCGCAGACCGATTTGGGCATCGCAGGCGTAACGCTTCCGGCGGAGTTAGATGAAATCTGCAAGCGTGCGATCATCACGTTCGTGCGCCTCAACTTTGGCGAGCCGAACGAGTATGACAGGCTCAAAGCCTCGTACGATGAACAGAAGGCTCAGCTGAGCATGGCCACGGGCTACACGACATGGGGGACAGAGGAGAATGGATAGAAGTGATGTTATCACGCTGATCAGTCTCGCAAAGTCCCAAGACGACTATGGCGTGTGGCGTGAGACCGAAGCACGGCATGACGTCTTCTGCAATGTTGGCAGCGTAACCCGTGCGGAGTTCTTCGATGGCGGTCGGAATGGTCTCAATCCCGCGTATGTCTTCACGATGTTCTTCGGCGACTACAACAACGAGCGCATCGTGGAATACAAGGGTGAGCGGTTCTCCATCTACCGTACATATCACGCCAAGACGGACACCATTGAGCTGTACGCCGAGCGGAAGGGTGGTACGAATGGCTAGGCGACGGAAAGGCCGTATTAGTGCTCTTGACTTGTCAGACGCCATCAACGAAATCCTCGAAGAGTACGGCGTTGCAGCTGGTACCGCCCTGTACAAAGGCGTCAAGGAAGTGACCGTCGAAGCAGCCGACAAACTCACGCAGGTTGAAAAGTTCGCTCCCAAAGGACACCCAACGGGCGACTATTCCAAAGACTGGGATTACAGCTTCCGTGAGGCCGGACGGTTTGCTCTTCGCGGCACCGTCTACAACGGTTCCCACTATCGTCTGACTCATTTGCTTGAGTTTGGCCATGTGACTCGTAACGGCACGGGCCGCACATTCGACCGCACACCTGCCTACCCGCACATCGCAAAGGTCAACGACTGGGCACATGATGAACTGATCCGTAACGTCAAGAAGAGACTGGAGGACATCGGATGACATATAAAGAGATCTCGCAGATGATCGCGGGCTTTGGCTTGCCGTTCGCTTACTACCAGTTTCCGGATGGCACGGAGCAGGCACCGCCGTTCATCTGCTTCTTTTATGAATATGACGACATTCATGCGGACAACATTAATTATGTTGGGCGTGTGGTGCTCCATATCGAAATCTATACGGACAACAAAGACTTCGGCCTTGAGTCCGACATTGAAGCCACTCTGAAGCAGGGTGGTTTTTCTTATGCTAAGGAAGCCACATACATCGACAGCGAGCGCATGTGGCAAACTGCTTACACCATGGAGGTATTAATCAATGGCAAATAAAGTAAAGTACGGCCTCAAGAGTGTTTACTACGCCAAAGCAACGATCGCGGCGGACGGCAGTGCGACTTATGAGACGCCCGTGGCATGGCCCGGTGCTGTTTCCCTGTCGCTTGATGCGTCAGGTGAAGTAACCAAATTCAGAGCCGACAACATCAACTACTGGATTGGGCAGGCCAACAACGGCTACTCCGGCGACTTCGAAAGCGCACTGGTTCCGGACAGCTTCAAGGAGGATGTTCTCGGCTATATCAAAGATACGAACAACGTCCTAGTCGAGTCCGTTGACGCCCCGACCAAGCCCTTCGCTCTGCTCTTCCAGTTCGAAGGCGACGAGTCCGAGACTAGGCACGTGCTGTATAACTGTACGGCATCCCGTCCGTCCGTATCCGGACAGACAACGGAAGAGACCATCGAACCGCAGACGGAGACCATCTCCATCGAGACCGGCAGTGTTTACAATGCGACACTGTCCGCCAACATTGCGAAGGCATCCGTCGGCACCGGCGAGACGCCGTATGCTACGTGGTTCAGCACAGTGTATCAGCCTGCATAAGCCTGACAGCACTGGAAAAAAAAGAAAAGGAGTGGGGGTAAATTATGTACGCAGAAATCAAGATTGGAGCGGAGATGGTCCCAATGGAGGCCAATGCCGCTACACCATTCAGATTCAAACAGGTCTTCCATCGTGACTTCCTGGCGCTTGCCGCCAAGGGGTTAGAGGATGCGGAGGCCGCAGAGGTCGGCTCCCAGCTTGCTTATATCATGGCGATGCAGGGTGCAAAAGCCGACATGACCAAGCTCAACGAGGACGCCTTTTACGCATGGCTTGAGGGCTTCGGTCCGAACGACATCGTGATGGCTCTTGGCGAGGTCATGGAGCTTTACAACGGCAACACGGCGACCACCGTGGCGCCAAAAAAAAAGAAAGGCCAGTAGACCGGCCTTACACCACACCGCTGTACATGTTGAGGGCGATCCAACTCGGACTGAAAATATCTGACTTGGACGTTCTCAACTTTGGCGATGTGATAGACATGATCACGGAGTCAGGCAATGACTCATATGACTGGCCTAAACTGGCCACCAAGGAAGATTTTGCGAGGTTCTGACCGTGGCTAGAAGCAGCAACAAAATTCACGGCATAACAATTGAATTAAACGGCGATGCTTCCGGTCTGCAAAAAGAACTGAAAGCCGTTAACAGCGATCTGAAGAGCACGCAGGATCAGATCCGGGACGTTAACAAGATGTTAAAGTTCAACCCGGGCAATGCTGATCTGCTCTCACAGAAGCAGCGCCTGCTCAACCAGGAGCTGACAGAGACCAAGAACAAGCTCGAGATCGAGAAGAAAGCACTGGCGGAGATCTCCGCACAGAACACGACCGGAGAGCAGCAGGCACAACAGGACGCCCTCCAGCGCGAGGTCATCGAGACTGAGAACAAGGTCAAGAGTCTCGAGAAGCAGATGAAGTCCTTCGGATCTGTCGGCGCTCAGCAGGTTGCGGCACTCGGCGAGAAGCTGAAGGAAGTCGGCGCCAAGATCACGGACGTCGGCAAGGAGATGACCGCAAAACTGACCGTGCCGATCGTGGCGGCGTTTGGTGTGGCTACTGCGGCGGCAAGTGATTACGAAGAAAACCTCAACAAGATCGATGTTGCCTTCGGTGCTTCCGCGCAGACGGTCAAGGATTGGGCCAACAACGCCATAGAGCAGTTCGGCCTCAGTAAACTTGCGGCGACAAATGCAACCTCATCCTTCGGCGCTTTGGCAAAGGGCATTGGCGTCACAGAGTCGACAGCGGCAGATATGTCTGTCACTCTTGCAGGCCTGTCCGCCGACCTGGCTTCTTACTTCAATACGGGGACGGACGAATCCGCCAAGGCCCTCGAGGGTATCTTCACCGGCGAGGCGGAGGCCCTCAAGAAGTACGGCGTGATCATGAACGAGACAAACGTCAAAGCCTTCGCGGAACAGCATGGCATTCTCTATGATCAGCTCTCGCAGGTCGAGAAGGTAATGGTGAGGTACCAGTATGTTCTCGATAAGACAGGGGACGCACAGGGCGACTACGCACGAACCGCAGACGGCACTTCCAACAGCATGAAGACCTTCAAAGCCGCGCTGGAAGACCTTGGTGTTGCGTTCGGCGAGGAAATCCTCCCCGTCATCACGCCCATCATCAGAGGCCTGACGGATCTGATCAGGGCCATTGGAAGCCTCCCGGCACCAGTCCGCAAGGCCATCGTCATCATTGGCATGGTCGTGGCGGCTATCGGTCCTCTGCTCATTGCGATCGGATCCATCGTGAGCGGCATCGGTGGTCTTATGACTCTCATGCCTGGAATCGTAGGAGCACTCGGTGCAGGTGGTCTTGCCACAGCCGCGACAGGAGCCGCTGGCGGAATCGCGGCAGCAGGCGGTGCGCTTGCAGGGCTTCTTCCTACAGTCGGCATCGCAGTCGGCGTTATCGCAGGGCTCGGAATTGCTCTCTATGAGGTCGCTAAGCATTGGCCCGAAATCTCACAGGCCGCAAAGGATGCGGCGAATGCAGTCAAGCAGAAGGTCGGCGAGATGGTGAGCACTGTCAAAGGCTCCAAGCTCGGACAGGAAGCCTCCAAGGTCGCCAACTCCATGAAGAAGGCCTTCGAAGATGCCGGCGGCGGACTCAAGGGCGTCATGGCTTCGGCCTTTGCGGGTGTGAAGCAGGTCGCGTCCGATGTTGGCACAGCAATTTGGCGTAAGTACGGCGACGACTTCCAGCGGATTGGCCAGACCGTCAGCAATAGCATGACCAACGTGCGGAATTACATTGCAAATGGCATCAACAACGCACGGACAGCTGTCACTTCTGCGGCTTCGGGCATGAGGACGGCCATCAGCACGGAACTGACCAACGCAAGCAAGAAGGCCACGGACGCATTCGATGCTATCAAGACATCGGCGGGCAATACGGAGAGCAACATAGAAAAAGGGTGGAACAGCCTCAAGAATACGGCGACTTCCGTGTTCAGCACTGGATATGATTCTATCAAATCGAAAATCCAGTCCGTCTTCGATACCATCGACAACAATGCGAGCAGCTCGAAGACGAATTTCTCGAATATGTTCGCTGATATGAAGAGTACGGCAAGCACGGACCTGAGCAACATCACGACATCCGTCAGCAATGCGTACAACAAGGCAAAGGATACGCTGAAGACGGCGCTGAAAATGGCATTCACCTCCGACTTCAAGACGCCCAGCATCATGGTCGATGGCAAGTTCAACGTTGACCGCTACGGCAACATCACCACAAAGCCCACGCTGTCGCTGAAGTGGAACAAGGCCGCCATGCAGTTCGGTGCGATCCTCGACGGCGCCACCATCTTCGGGGCGCAGGGCAACACGCTCCTCGGCGGCGGAGAGGCAGGGAAGGAAGCCATCATCGGTGTGCATTCACTGTATGACCTCGTGCATAACGCCTCCGCCAACGGCAACAACATGCTCGCACAGAGGGTCGACACGCTCACGAGCCTGCTCATGCAGTACCTCCCCGACATCGCGGCAGAAAAAGGCGTGTACCTTAACGACAATGCTCTAGTCGGTCAGCTCATGCCGACCATCAATCGAAGCCTGGGACTTCAAATGACATGACGGTAAGATCGTTTAAAATCACAAACAAAAACGGACAGTCATATAACCTGCTGACAAGAGGCCTCATGCTCCACGGAATCGGGGGCCTCGGCTACATGGAAGATACCATGTACCAGCAGTTCGTTAATCGCTACAAGGTCATAGATGCAAAATTCGAGCAGTGGACGCCATCCGGATCCATTTTCTTTGCAGAGCCGGGAGCGTATTCAAAGTACTACGACTTCGTCCGCTTCTGTCAGAATACGCCGCTGATCCTGTCGTACACTCCGCCGGGCATGTCGACCTATACCATGGAGGTCCGGCTCGCGGAGATCGACAAGTCGGAGAAGTTCAGTCAGAACGGCCTCGACTGCAGGGTGACCTTCCGGGCGCTGACACCGTTCTATCGAACTGTAGTGGTCTACAACTCGGGCGAGATCACAGACGGCAAAACGTATGATTACACGTACAACTACAAGTACTCGGACAGCATCCGGCAGACGGTTACCATCAACAGCGATTCATACAGTGATTCGCCGGCGAGGCTTGTGGTCTACGGGCCTGCAACGAATCCGTCATGGCGGCATTACGTCAACAACGTGCTCTACGAGACCGGCTCGGTGCGCGGCGTGATCGCGCCCAACAGAAAACTGGTGGTCGACACCACGCGGATTCCGTACAGCATCACCCAGCAGGACCTTGCCGGAAATGTCGTGCAGGACATGTATGCCTTGTCAGACTTTGCCACGGAGCGCTTCCTGCACCTGCAGAACGGCGTCAATACGATCGTGGTCGGGCATGAGGGCACGAGCCTGCTCCGCATGGAAGTGGAGGCGATGATAGAGTATGCGTCCGTATAATATCGAGATTTTTGAACAGGACGGCACCTACGTCCTCCATCAAAACGTCGGGACCGTGCGGAACTCTTATGACTACCTCGCGCCGATGACCAACGACGTCAGCATGGTCTTCGATGAGCGAGTCGTCGAGGGTCAGTACATCCGGATCGTGGGGAATGGGTATGACTGGTTCGGCCTGATTACAGGCGTCACGGTCGGCACAACGAGCAAAAAGCTGATGACGGTGACCTACCAGTCATTTATCGACAGGTTCTCCGTCGACATCCTGTTCGACACGAACTACCAAGGCTCCGGCACCTCGCTCGAGCAGGTGATCGCGAATTATATCAATGAATACTTCGTCAACAGCCCGGACGTGCAGCAGCGCATCCCGAACCTCGCAGTGTATGTCCGCACCAATACATACAACTGGGGCCTTCATATCACCTCGGACGTGGCCGGCAGTCACTACGCCATCATAAACTTCCGTGACAGTATTATCACTCGTGCACTGGAGAAGTACAGGATCAGCATCGAGGTCAAGCCAGACTTCGTGCACCGCCGAATCAATCTGTATATCGGCGTCAACAGTGCGGAGTCTAGGACCTTTGAGGCAGATTTGCCCAATGTCATCGAAAAGAACGTTGTCCTGAAGCAGACAGCCAACTCGCTCAACAAGCTGACCGTCTACAATGAGGACGACTATAGCACGAGCATCACATACTTCTTACATCCCGACGGAGAGTACGACACGACGGACTCAGACAGGGTGACGCCTGTCAACTTTGCGATCAGCTCAACCGTCGCACTGGACGAGCAGACCTTCGAGGCAGCCGCCCAGCTCGTGGCATCCGACCGCTTTTCCGGCCGCGCCTACAACAATCTGATCGAGCTTAAGGTGATGAACGATGATGACCTTGTGCGGCCCTCCGAGATGGACATCGGGCAGCAGGCCGTAGTGATCACGAACGGCGTCGCATACACGACCTGCCTGACGGGCAAAGTGGTCAGCGACACGACCACGCTGATATTCGGAACGGTAAGAATAGACCTCACTAAAATATTAAGAGGAGAAACCAATGGCAACTACTAATATCCAGTTAGTCACATATGCAGGGCAGACCGTCACGCCGCTCGATGACGCCTTGCTCTATGAGAAGGCTGTCACATCGGGCATCATATACGGATGCGAGTGCTCGCTGTCAGGCGGCAACACGCTCCACATGGCAGGCGGCCATGGCGTCATCTGTGGGCGGAAGTTTACGGTGTTCGAAAGTGATACGCCGATCACGCTCTCCAGTGGCGGCACGCTTAACGGGCGCATGAAGGTCCACCTCGACCTGGCTGATACAGGGGAGCCGATCAAGTTCGTGATCGAGACGGCGGCACAGCTGCCTGCATTGATTCAGGAGGAGAACGTCAACCCGAACAACGGCATCTATGAATTTGAAATGTGCTCGTTCAAGGTATCCGAGACGGCGGTCACCGATTTCACGCAGACCTTCCCGGAAGCAGAGGGCGGCGGTGGCGGCAAGTGCCAC